CACTACCACCGCCGCCGCCGCCGCCGCCGTAGCCTTGTCCATTACCTCCTGCCATAGAACTGCCGTTGTCTGAACCACCAGACCCACCTCCACCACCATTATATGAACCGTTTTCTCCAAAATCTGTGGGTGCATTGTCGTATGCCGAGCCTCGTCCTCCATCGCCATTTGAAATAGTACCTCCAGTACCAGTACCTCCGTTCGCCCATCCTGCTCCTGTTTGCCGCCCTCCACTCCCCCCAGAGGCGGATAGCAACGAACCTATGCTTGAAGTTCCTCCATCATTAGTTGGAGTTCCACCAAGACCAACCGTGATGGTATATGTAGTATTTGGTACTACGGTGTAAACTCCCTCTGCCGCACCACCGCCGCCACCACCACTATACCGTCCACCACCGCCTCCACCGCCAATAACTACCGCATGAATAGAAGTGACTCCTGATGGGCAAGTCCAAGAAACTTGTCCTGAGGCTTCAAAACTCTCTATGGTTTCGCCGCCGCCTACAGAAGCAAGATGAGCATCTACTTCTGCCTTAGTATAGGTTGTAGCTTGGTCTGCTTTACTCCCGATAGCGGCAGTAGTGGTAGCGGCAAAGTTAGCATCATCACCTAATGCTGAAGCTAGTTCGTTAAGTGTATCTAGGGTCGCAGGTGCAGAATCGACTATACCTGCTACTGCTGTTGCTACACTCGCATTGGTCGCTAAGTCAGCGTTATATCCCTGTACCGTAACACCAATGTCTTCGGATTTAAGTCCTATGGAGTTGTCAAGTGCTTCCACACTTTTACTAATTAAGAGCAAGTCCTTGTCTAATGTCGATGTAGTCGCACTAGCAATCTTACTATTTAATACTGTCTCTAAATTCGTTGTGTTTATTGTCATATTTTATAATCCTACTAATGCTAAAGTTTCAATATCATCCAAGGCTTCCTGAAGCCCATTTATATCTGCTGTTACCATGTTGCTCACTACGAATGTACCGTAAGCAATGATGTCTATTAGTTGTCCTACGGATGCCCCTGCGGTCAGCACAATGTCTGTTCCAGAACTGTCGCTAAAGTCAGAGGTGTGTAGCTTCACACCATCCATATAAACGTCTACAAACCCTGAGTCAAAACCACCTGTGACGGTGAAAGTTGTCTGCCCTGCTGTAGCAGTAAAAGACTGTCTGCGTGACGTACCATTGACTGATGACCCTGCCGCTTGCCACCCACTTGAACCATACACTTTCATGGTGTTTGTGGTGGTGTCAAAGTACAAGTCACCTGTATTTAGATTTGTGGTTGGAGCGGTTGCAGATACAGAGTATGTGTCACCAAAATTGTTCACACTATTAATGTTAGCATTAACTGTATTAATTGCGGTGATGTTTGAGCCAACATTGTTTACGTTTGTAATGTTAGTTGCTACTGTTGAGACGTCTGCTATGTTCGTGCCTACGGCATTAACGTCAGCTATGTTAGTAGCTACCGTATCTATCTCGGAAGTAACCTCATTAAGGTCATCTGCGGCAGTCTCAATCTCGCTGATAGTTTCATTGAGGTCATCAGCGACTTTTACAACTTTAGCAATATCTGTAGCGACTGTGGACACATCGGCTATGTTAGTAGCTACCGTATTTAGGTCTGACACGATTGCTGTTGTACCTAACGTATTCATATCGGCAACAGCATCTACTGTTCCCAGTAAACCAATTTCTGTAGCTTTACTTGCTACTGTTGCAACATCAGCTTGGGTTGCCCAATATTTAGCAGAGTAGTTTGTGCCGTCTACTGTACCTGTTGTTTTAGTTGCCCAATCTTCAGCTAGATTTTTTGACGATAACGCATTTGCCTCCGATGTTGCCGCTGAGTTCTTTGACGCTAATGCGTTTGCTTCAGATGTTGCCGCTGAGTTCTTTGATGCTAATGCGTTTGTCTCTGAGGTAGCCGCATTGGTTTCTGAGGTAGCCGCATTGGTTTCTGAGGTAGCCGCATTGGTTTCTGAGGTAGCCGCATTTGTCTCAGCAAGTTCTGCCGCAGTTTGAGCAGTCTCAGCATTAGTTTCTGCCAACTCTGCCGCTGTTTTTGCAGTCTCAACATCTGCTACATTAATTGCCAATGACCACTTGCTTGCCGCTAAGTCTGTGGCGAATGTCCCAGAGGTATGAGCCTCCATGCAGAAATATAGGTTCTTGGTTGTCGCGTCACGCACCGTGTCGTGGAGGGCATAAGAGGTGGCTGTAGCCCAATCACCTTGCCAGTTATACGGTGAGTACAGAACCAAGTCTCCAGAAGAGTCGAATCCTACAGTCTTAGTGGCGCGGTTTGCCGCTGACTCAGTTATTACTTGGTCTACTACAGTACCGACAGGGAGTTTTATTGACCGTGTGGTCACTAACTCCGCGCTATCAAACCCAGACTCAACCGCGTCAGACCTGTCATTAATATCGCTTGCCCTAGCCGTAGTACCCGATACGAGGTCTGTCGGTTTGGTATAAAAATTACTCATCGAATTAAACCCCTTATGGAATAATTAACAGACACACCCTGCACTGTGAAGGATGGGTCGCTTGAACTTGAATGATAAATTAACGTAGACATATTTCTCCCAGACCCATTTAAGATAGCCTCCATCTGCGAGACAATCGTGGCAGACCAGTTGAAACCTTCCCACTCTGCGGTATCCCAATACCCCCCAGACCCCGCTACCGTCACATCATCGGAAATAGAGGATGCCTCAGTGCCATAACCGTAATCGGCAACCATCTTCAAAGTGGCCTGACTACCAACTTCCATCTCAAGAAGTAGTTTTCTAAACCGCTTTTTCCTGTGCGGTGTTTTGAATGAGTTGAATACTAGACGTAAGAAGGAGTCTATGACCCCACCGTTGAATGATGTCCCAGTATCCAGAGCCATGACAGAACCGTCATCGCACCCCATGTACTTGGAGGACACAGCAGTTGGGACATGGTCAATTAACCAAGAAGTCCAACCCAGTAATTTGTTATTAACGATGGTTGCTACAGCAACCGTCTTATCATTGAAAAATAAACGGTATTGATTTTTTTCGTAATTAATAGATGCACCTACTACCCTTGTGATGCGGTCACTTAAAAGTTTAGTAACCAACGTAGAAAGTGACGCGGTATTGAAATCACCGAATGACTGCGTGGTACTCATGTAAGTGACGTTACGACCATTAAACCAAACTAACCCTGCATCAATTACCTCAGTAGTCCTAGCAACGACACCTAACTCCGTGGAGAAAGATTTTAAATCCCAATCGGCAGAAGATGTGCCGTACAGAACACTGATACGATCAGAGCCAGAAATGACTAAGGCGTTACCTCTCATGGAGTCAATATTAGTTATCTCTGTACCAATACCTAACTCACCAGCACCTGTGTTCAAAGTCCATGAGGTCGGATCGCCAACACCAGAGTGCTGAATTGAACCCCCCTCAAACGAGAGGAATAAATGATTTTTATGCACACCAACATGAGTTGGTGTATCTGCGGTCATCCCAGTAGTGATTTGAGTAAAAGTAGTGCCGTCCCACTCAAACGCTTTATTCTTCCCATCAACTCCGTACATCTTCTCTGAAGAAGATGACCCTAGAAAGTTGTGGTTTACGAACTCAAATTTACCAGAGGGTACAGGTAAAACTGCGCTGGTTATCTCACTCCACCCAGAGGTGGTTGATTTGTACATCTTGCAGGACAACCCGTCCGTACTATTCCTGAAAGCATAAACGTCACCGTCATACTCCCAGACACCCAGTATGTCGCCAGATCCAGATACCGTGGAGGGGGTAGTTGATCCATCATACAGGGTGTACCCATCCATGCGTCTGTACCCACCTGAAACAGCCGCCTCATAATTCTGAGCAACAATAGCCCGACCAACGGGTATAGACATCGCGGGGGATTCTAAGTCCAAACCACCTTTTAACGCCCAAGTCTCAGTGCGAACTGTCATGCTAACGGGACATTGGCAACGGAAGGGTTTGGAATAGACTCAGCGGCTAAATCTGCCATGCGAGTGTCTAGTTGCCTACTTGCGTCTTGATATAACTCTGGCGCATCTTGTTCTGCGGCAAGGTACATCATGGCTTGGTATAAAATAACCTCTGTATGTGCTACAGGCAATATTGGAATGTCTGTACCTAAAGTTAAAACTTGCGGAGTTCTGGTGTATTCAAAACTCACAGTACCCACAGTATCGGGGATACTATTAAACTTGATACTGTTATCTGGACGGATAGTGAATTGTGTGGGTGTCCCAGCACTAGACAACGTATTGTCGAAATTCCCCCACTGGACATATTGCATATAGAACTTGTTACCCCCTGTCGGGGTAGAGTGTATTAACGAATACGGACTCCACCTTCTTAGCACAGGATTTAATGCTAAATCATCAACAGGGTGGTAAGTTTGTTTATCTACTACCGTGGAGAAACTTGCCTCATTCCAAAGAAAGTTCCAATCCCTTTTATTCTGAATCTCAACCCATGCGTTTGATACCCATGTCACTACCTTCTTCTTAATTCCTTTCTGACCCGCCACAGAGAGTATACCCTCTTCTGCAAGACCAGCCTCCTTGATGAGTGTGTCACATAGACTGAGATAATCCATTTAAGCTACCTTTGTATATGGGAAGCGTTTGATGTCGCGTTCAATCTCAGAGCCAGTAGAGTCCCGTTCAAACTTTGTAATAATACAATTGTCTAACGTGGCTAAAACCTCATTAGGAATATTGACTTCCTTCTCTCTTTGAATCTGGTACGCGACCCCGTTAATCTGTGCGAATACATCGCTGGTGTCTTCTTGGGTGTTATGAAAAATAACTTTTGAACGTCTAGACCTTTCGGCTCTTTCTTTTACTAGAGGTTTTTTAGTTTCCATGAGAATCCTTTCTTAAAATGAAATAAACAAATAAAAGAGCCACCAACGAGGGTGGCTCTCGTACCTTAGGGGTGCTGACTACTAGTCAGTTACACCGCACTCTAAACGAACCATGTAGGCATCGTTCAAAATAACAGTGGCAGAGTAGCTTTTCCAACCAATGTGACCGCGTTGACCTAGAGGGTCAGACTCACTTGGTGATGGGTTAACTACAGATGGAGTGATTGAACTTCTTCCTTTTAAAGGAATAAGTCCGTAAGCATCACGCGCTAAGAACAACACAGGATAAACATCAGCAGATGTACCCGTAGTTGAGATCATTGTACCTTTAGCACCGCCAGCATCTTCCCATGGAGTAAAGACAGTAGATGTTAAATATCTAACATCTTCAACCTTACCGATCTCAGACTCGTAAGGAGTCAACTGACCATACTTCTCCGTTGGGGTGAACCCTGTCATAGATCGAATGTCAGATTCCATGTCTGGATGAACCAACGCGATAAATGCAGGTGCAACTGGCTGTGTCCCATAGCTTGGAGTTGACCGCACGATCTTAGAGATCGGACGAGCGTTCTGACGCTTTAGGTCACGGGTCGCTTTGCGCTGTAGATCAAGACTTATAGCAGAGTTAACAGCACTTCTAGCCACGCCATTAGCATAACGAACAGAAGAACCAGCCTTTAGAACATTGAAACGTAAAGTCTCAATAGTTTGTGCGGCTTGCTCACCAAGAATCTCAACAGATTCTTGAAGAACAGGGTCTTCATGTGTGTCCTGCACTACATCAGTGATAGTAACCAAGTCACCATACTGATTCAAAGTAGCAGAAATGTCAGTCGCAGACAGTTGTTTTGAAGAAGGAGTAACACCCTCTGTCAAAGCAGTCGTTGCTAGTGCCAAGTTGTTATATCTGCGAAACTTAATCGTCTTTGATGACTTTGTTGGGATAGGTTTAGCCTGCCCAAACTTCTCAATTACCAAATGAGGCAATGCCCGCTTTAGTAACTCTCTTTCTGCGAATGCCGCAGTACGTGGGGTAATATCCCCATATTCAGTATTAGCCATTTTTAAATGTCCTTATTCAAAAAATTAATTAACGTCCATACGCTGTTTTTAAGTCAGGGTCATTTCTTTCAAGGTAGTCGAATAGAGCGTCTGGATCGCTGGGCATACCACCAGAAACACTCGCGTTGTGTTTCGATGAAGGCGCAGTACCTCCTGATAATTGCTTTCCTCGTTTTTCCTTGAGTTTCTCGACCTCTGATTTCCCAGACTCCGCTGGTGCAGATACACCTCTAGTACTATTAAAATACTGGAGAAGTTGTATCGCATCTTGTGCGTCATCTGAGTTCACTAGTTGACGGATAGGGGTAGCAAGGCCAGAAACCCAAGAAGAGAATTCTTCTGAGTTGACCTGCTCTCTCCAATCTGGATAAGTTGCCTCTAACACCTCTTCTTGTCGAGCCTTGGTTCTAGCTTTCTCAGCCTCAAAGAGGGGTTGAACCATCTTGTTCACAGTTTGTTCTACATTTCCGACTGCCGCTGGTCTATGACTAACTAGAGCCTCAACTGCGGCCTTCGCCTTCTCTTCATCCCCAGAGTAAAGATCATCTACGATCTTTCCAGAGTCTATACGAGGGGGCGGTTTAGCAACGGCTCGTGGTGAATCCTGCCGTGCCTTCAGCGTGTTATTAACTTTCTGAAGTTCATTTATTTGACGTTGTAGAGCAGAAACTCTGCCTTCGTCTGATTTATACTTGTGATTGAGAGCATCAAATTCCCTCTTTAACGCATCATATTCCGTTGATGGGTCTGGAGCGTCCTCAACAACCTCTACACTTTCTGCCTCAGAACTATCTGCAACAACTTCTGTAGATTCTTCTTTAACAATATCCTCTGAAGGTTCTGCTTCAGCGGTCACCTCTGCGACAGCCTCTGCTTTCTCCTCAGTATCTTCATTAAAAATCGCCTCTAATTCTGCCTCGTCAACCTGACCTTCCTTTAGTTCCATAACACTTCCTTGTGTGGCGGCTGTTTAAAGCGGCCATTTATCCATAATCGATACTCTCAGCACTACGGATTGAGGACTGTGAATCCATCGGCAGTTTTGAAAGCTCCCTAAATGCTTTGATATACCCACGAGTAAACTGAGTCTCCTCGTGGCTCATAGATGCCGACTCCAAAGCAGAAGTTGCGGTATCTAATTCCTTATTGCAGAAATCCTTAACTGCAAACCATGTAGATGATCGTGGATCAATTTCCATCAGATGCCACTTCCCATCTTCTCTTTCATTGCCATCTCTAATCTGCGGTTATTTTCCCGCATCATGTCAACGCCAATCTTCTTATCTGCAACCTCACCACGGTAGTTTTCCCCCAGTGCTTTTGCCTCAGAGGCTCTTTGTGATGCCATGTCAGCTTGTTGTAACTTAGCCATTGCAACCTGTCCGTCTTGTTGTAACTTGGCTTGTTTCAACTGACCCTCTTGTTGAACCTGTTGTTGCTTCAACTCAAGATGAGCCTGCCCTAGAGGGTCAACCTGCGGTTGTTGCTGTTGTTGCATCATCTGTTGTTGCATCTGCATCTCTTGCTCAATCTCTGCGTCTGTCTTGACAACTTCGTTTGGATCGATCTGCATGGATGTAACTACCCGTCTGTATAGGGACGGTACGTCAGTTAGAGGTTGTAGAAGAGGACTTCCAGCTATGTTGATCAACGCCATAGCGTTCTGTGCCTGCATCTCCTTGACGATCAGATGAGAAGAGCCACGAGCATGAATCTTCATGTCTCCCTTGACTTCCTCGTTCTCAGAGAACTGCATATTCCAATCGTACAGACGTTGGATGAACGGCAATGTAATCCCATCATCCCATGCCTTGATTGCTCTCCGCAGAACCGTGTTCGCGGAGTTCATAAGAATGGACATCCCTGTCGCAGTGTTGACAGGCTGTGCGCCTGCCTCTCCCTGTGCTACTGAAGGTAACCCAGCCTCTTCATCGGCTAGTTCACGAGCGACATTAAACAAGGCAAGCAACTCCTGTAGATGCCCGTTAATCTCAAACGTGCCAAAGGCTTGTTGAACATTAGCTGTCAACCCCTTTGCCCTCCAAATCTTTCTTGGACGTATTGCCCAATCCCCATCAACAGGTTCAACTGAACCTTCATTGATGACAATCTGTGGTGCGGTAGACAACCCTGCGTTATCCATCGCCATTCGCCAACTGGCATTCATTGCCCGCTGACTGTTATTCATTAATCGTGGAACACCTATGCCGAATATAGAAGTGCCAGAATGCTCCCATGTGAACACTGAGTACGGCATATCCTCTGTGTCTAAGATGTTCATTGTTGCCCTGATAACCTTCCCATCCACAAACCAGACAATCCCACTTACAACATCTAGTTCGTTCTCGGTATCGACCTCGCATCCGCAAGCCTCAAGGTCTTTCTTGTCAAGTTCTCCGTGGTACTCCCAAACCTCGTATCGGGTAGGCTTACTCATAGAGATCCCTGACATACTACGCATCTCTTCAAGGTGGGTAGCCGTGGGGGTGTCCTCGCCCTCTCCCATTAGAATGTCGTTAATCTGACCAGCCAAGTAACCCTCTTGCTGGGCAAGTCCTCTCAAGTCTTTACGAGACATTACGTGTCGTTGGAGAACGAACTCAGCATCGTCAATCTTTCTAGCAGACATATCGGGAAAGAAGTCCCAAGGATCAACGCGCTCACAAGTTGGGCGTTTGTCCATTGTCATCTCTAAGACTCGTGCGGTGTTGCCACTTTCATCTTGAATAGAACTCCACCGCTTTGATACTCTGTCGTAGACAGTAACACCCTTCAAGATACCCGTCCCTAGCAGTACGGAGTCGTGGATGATCTCTCTGCACACGGATGCCCAGTTAGCCTCAATAAGCTGATCGTCCATCTCGTCACGCATCTTCTTAGACCTGATCGTGGCCTCTTCCATAATACCTGCGGCAACATCACGTTCTTGAACCTCATTTCCTTCAGGTGTCATCCCGACAGGAGTTTCAGATTCTTGGAAGTCTTGTATCTCAGGGACAGGGGTAGGTCTGATGTCCCAGTTTCTGTCGTCTGTTGGAAACAAGATGTCGCTGATACGCGCCTCAGCCGCATTGACTTTAGGTCTAGTGATGTTAGCAAACAACATAGACCCGCCTGACGCTTGAAGTCTAGCCTTCTCTACGTCAGAGTACTCACCGTTAAACTGCTTGAGATCGTCCATCCAGTTACCTTCGATCTCAGCACGTTGTGCTACAACCTCATCGGCTTTTAACTGTAGACTGACCCCTAGCGCGGAGAGTCTCTCTGACATCTCGCGGTCACCGTCTAAGACAGCATCAATGTCCTCGACTTCATCTAGCTCTGGGAGATCATCGAACTCATCCTCCATGATCTGATCTTCCAACTCTTCTTCCATTATTGTTCCCTGTCTCCAGATGTCTGGTCTATGATAAGAGGATCTTCTGTCTTCTCAGGCTCATCTTGCCACTTAAATACCAAGTTCCCCTTGGACTCAATAGCCACAAGAGGTGCGCGGGGTTTTGCTTTTATGTAGCCTAAGATGTCGCTGTATGCCTTGATCGCGGAAGAGTACTGGCCTTGCTTCTCGGCCTTCCTGCCCACTCGGACTAGAGACCTTACGGGACAGCAACGAGCGGTAGTTAGAGCATCAGTTATATACTGCTCATCGAACCGCTTCTTTTTATTCTTCACTCCCTTTTGGCGGCCACCGTATTTCTTACGTTTCGGCTTACCTTCCTTGATCTCTTGAGGTCTGAAGTCAGAACCACGAGCATCCCCCCTATATACAGGCTCGACCATTGCGGTCATCTCGTCTGGTACTTCATCTTGATCCAAGTCGAGGTCAACGATGTCATCAATGTCAACGTCAGTCATAAAATCTCTCTAGGTATAAAAAACCCCCTAGCTGATGAGGGCAGTTAGGGGGTAACAACAGGTGGATAAACGGAGAGTTAAAAACCACCAGTATGGTAAATATTATAACAATAAATCGGATTAAATGCAAGCATTTGCTTACTAGGTAGCAAGTGTCGTACCGTGATTGGCGTGGAATCCTAATGACATCTCTGCCCCTTTTCGGGCGCGTAACGCCTCGTCTAGGGAAGTAAAAGTCCCTAAATAAAAATCCCTACCTTTTTTTGATATCCTCACTCGATACTTCCCGTTGGGGGACATACCTACCCCTGTGTGTCCTGTAGAGTTACTCTTGTACCGTCTTTTGTTCTGGTTGTTGACAGCCGTGGATACCTGTCTCAGGTTACAGGGTCTGTTATCCGTCCTATCACCGTTGATGTGATCAATGTTCCGTGTGAGGGTTATCCCCGTGTGCCACACATACGCCAACCGATGAGCGTAATAATTCTTTCTGTTGTACCGTATTATCCTGTAACCATCAGTACTCATAATACACCCTGCGACTGCTCCCTTACGCCCGCGCTTACCTACATCCCTAGTCCATACGAACTCATTTACTTCGTTGTCCCATCGGATTGGAATACACAAAACGTCTGCTAAGGTTATCCTGTTGGGGGAACTGTCATGCATAAAACAACACTCCTAAATAGTAGGGTGTGGCAAGAGCGGAGGGTGGGTTTGCTCGATTCGGGGACGCTTGTACCCTAGCCACAATACTATTATATCTATTGCTCTCCAGATAGCAATTAGTTTACAAGAGGTTACGACCTGCTGTTAACTTCTACTACTGCGTGTTCTAATGCCCCTAGCAACCAATACTGCGCCTTGGTCAGGTGGTGTTTGCTCACCTTGGCGTGGGGGTCTAGGGAATAATGGGAGATCAGCGCGGCCTGTAGCTGTGATGGCATTCTGGTCATTACGTGGTCAATGACCTGAAGATGTCGTGGCACTAAGACTTCGGGTGTTCGTGACGATGAGGGAGATGACCCCGTGGCTGTCCCACGCGACATCTTTGACTCTACAGTCTCTCGTGGGTATCCTATGGTGGAGTTCTCTAGCATCCCCCTCTCCCAGTTAACCCACTCGTATATCCTGTCCTCTACGACTAGAGGAATTGCTGACTTACGTCCCATCTAATACCCCGCTGTTGAGTCCCCAGACACCCACTGGGATTGGTACATCTTCTTTCTCTCCCGTCCTGCGTGGATCATCTTGGATTGTTCGTTGAAGTTGACGGCCATGTAACGCACTGCGTCACAGATGTGGGAACTCCAATCGTGCAGGGGTCTTGGTTTGAACTCCCCTGTCCTCTTGTTCTTCTCTCGTCTGTAGTTCCGCAATGCCTCAATGACTAATTTACAGTTCACCTTGTCGATCCAGATACGTGGAAATATAGTTCTCACGGCATTGATGCCGTCCTGAACTCCAATCTGAGGTGCTATCTGGAAGTTAATCCCAAGAGATGCGGCTTGTTCAAGACGCGATCTACCTGTTCCTAGCTCCCTGACCTGTATGTCATGGGGTGCTGTATGACTACCCCAAGCGTAGGGTTTCGTGGATAGGTATGAGATGTAGTGCGCGAGACCCTCCCCGTCCATCTCGTATACGTCTATGAGGCGTATCTCGTTACCAGCGACCTGATACATAAGGATGCAGGTGGAATCCGAAATTCCTAAATCCCATGCTGTGTGGACAGGGAGCATCGGGTCATGGGGTACTGAGATCAACCTCCCCTCGTTCTCCGCTCTATCCATGAAAGAACCGTAATAACTACCCTCGATGGCCGCTTGGAAAGAACACTCATACTCTTGGTTGTACTCCGCATCGGTCATGATGTCCTTAGCGTCTGAGAGTTCATCAGGATCGATGACATTAGTCTCAGATGCGCGGAATAAAGCAGTCATCCACGGGGACTTTGGGTCTGCCTCTTCTTTTATCTTGGCTTGCTGGTACAGATCATGGAAAGCATCCTGACCCATTGGTGTGCCAATCCATATGGCGTACCCTTTTTTATCGGACAAAGCTGGCCTCAAAATCTCCCCAAAGAGATTTGAAGGCATCTGAGCATACTCGTCCATCACGACCCCGTGGAAGTACTGACCACGGAGGGCATCGGGATCGTCCCCTGCCCCGTATAGACGTATTCTTGCCCCAGTTGGGTAGTCTATGCGGAGTTCAGTCTCGTTGACCGTGATGTCAGGGATGGGGCGAGACATATTTTTCAATATATCCCATGCGATTACCTTAGCTTGTCTGTACGTGGGGGCTATGTAGGCCAACCTGACGTTGGATTTTCCCATCGTCAGGGCATCTCGGAGCAGGTGATTAATTGCCCAGAAGGTCTTTCCGAACCGCCTGTGGGCAACTACTACTGTCCATCTGCGTACATTGTCGTGGAGATGCCTCTGTAGAGGTCTTGGGTGGTACGGTATTTCTACTTGGTTCATATGACCCATCCATGAGCCACCCCTCGTGCCGTGTTAAAGGGTGGGGTCGCGAATCCCACCCCCCTAATATCAAAATCCCGATTTTATTTTTACTGCAAATTCACCGTCATCATTGTATGTATATAAGAGTGGGGGTCGAGACCGCCACAGGGGGTCTCTAGGGTCTGGAAATGGCCGCCCCTCAATTACCTTTTTACCTTTTTACTGCCGTGCTTCTGACACCATTATCGCCAAGCTACTGAATAAGCTAATAGTGTTATTTTAACTTTATAAATAAGCATTTAATCTAACCATATTTATAACGATTCTATCATAAGCTGTTGACATATCTACATTTTCACAATAATAACCATGCTTGTGAAAATTACGGTATTACTCCTTATATATACGTTTTTTTCAGTAATTGAATTATTTTGTGGTATTGACATATCTGACAGCAATTGCTAATCTGGAACCCTAAGCAATTGCTTAGATGTTTTAAACAGCACAAATGGAGAAAATGGCATGATATTAAAAAAAGATTATTCAGGTGTTAAACGGTTAAAACCGTTCACGTTTAAACCTCTAATGTTAGATACGTTATTACAAAGTAATAAATTATCGGACTACGCTAAAAAGTGGCTAACAAGTGACACACAAGGCGTAAGCAACTATGCCTATTTGAATAAACCTATGGATATGTTGCTGAGTAAATCGGCCAAAACAGAAAAGACCAAAAAAGAGACCGGTAAAACTCAATACGTATTATTTTTATCGCCTCATAACAAGGTCAGTAAAAAAACGCTTTGCCCGTGGGCTGAGGAAAATGGATGTTTTTTAACTTGTCTCGCGTGGTCGGGACAACTAGGCATGGAGGTAGCAGATAATGCCAAAATAAAACGAACTATTTTAATGCTTTTTAGGTTTGAACAGTTCATTCAAAGAATAGCAGATGAATTGAGCTTTCTTCACCAAAAGTACAAAGATTTATTAATCATTCGACTGAACGGCACTCAAGATTTATTCAAACAGTTTCAAAGTATTTACCAACTATTTGGGTTTATCACTTTTGTCGAGTACTCAAAAGGCCTAGCTTACTTTGAGAAAGATAAAAAATTAGGTCTAAACAATGTGACACGAGTTTTCAGCGGTTCAAATGCCAACACTATTGTTAGACGTAGGACTATCAAAGCTATCAAAGACGGTCAAAACGTAGTTGTTGCACTCAATACAAAAGAATGTAAAAAAGAATGGAAAATTCCCGACCAAATACGCTCAAGATTTATGGATGCTGATAAACACGACGATAGGTCAGCAGATACAGTAAAGCTTAAATTTTTACGGATGAAAGGCGGTAAACAAAGCGATAGAAATGCCCTTGAAAAGTCTCAAGGTCAATCGTTTTTCTGGACAGAACAACAGGCTCTAGAGCTTGTTTCAATAGCATAAAAACATTGGGTCAGAAATGACCCTTTATTTTTAAAGTAATTGTAATCAGTTGCTTTAAAAATAAAACAATCACAAAAAAATGGAGTGTTAAAAATGAAACTTGTCAAAAAATCCCAAGCTAAAAAAATGATTAAAACATTACCTTTTAATACATATACCTGTAAGTACTGTTCTGGTAAATATAAGTGGTTAGGTAGTGAGCAAAAACACATAGACAAGGCACATGATATCAGGGACTTATCAGACGACAAAGAAACTATGTTGGCCGTATACGTGGAGCGTAGAACCGATACTCATGGCCGCCCATACGCAATAATTATGAGCGTGTGGTGTAAAGCATAACTATTAGCTATTGACACATCAAATGCTAGGGTTTAGTATTAAATAAGCCTTAGCAATTGCTGAGAATTTTAACAAAAATGGAGAATAAAATGATTATCGATCAGTATGACTTAAACGGATATGGTGTTGAAAAGTTAACACCAGAAACAAAAAACCTTTTAAACCATGAACTGGAAGATCACTTAACTAACTCAGAAACGGAAGAGGTTTTTGCAGTAATCTATGAGGGGATCAATGAGCTTGATCCATTCAACTACTCGCTATGCCCACTCGACATGGTGAGCTATATGAGGTGTGATTATGTATGGACATATTTTACAGCTGAAGAACTAACTCAGCTTTTAAACAATACATTAGCTATTGACACAGCAACTAGCTAGGGTGTAGTATTAATTATGCCCTAGCAATTGCTAGAAAATTTTAACAACTAAATGGAGAATATCAACATGGCCTATAACCCAGAGCATATTGGCGAAGCTAATTATTACCCCTCTATCGAGCGGTATAAAATGGAAAATGCGTGTAAAACTCGTTCAAAGAAATTCCACTCGGAGCATCCCGAAATCATCGAATTTCTTAATGACCATGGGACGACTCTAGATAGAAATTTTATCGATAAAATGTACGTGGCGTGGTTGGAATACGGTGGCCTTACTGATAATCAGGTCAAAGCAGTAAAGAAAATCATCGATAAAAAGGCAGAACGTAAGGCCAATTATGAGCGTTTAAACGCTCTATCAAGCCATGTTGGTGTGGTGGGTGACCGTGAGAACTTCACGTGTGTTGTGTGTGGAACAGCAGATTATGAAACAGCATATGGTACAACATACGTAAAAATAATGAAGCAAGGCGACGACATCATCATCTGGAAAGGTACAGGCGATATGGCATCAGTGGGAAAAGGAGACACCGTAAATTTCTGGGCGAAAATTAAAGAGCATGGTGTACGCGACGGTGTACATCAGACTATTGTACAGCGACCAACAAAAGTCGTAATTGATAGCATTAGAGGTTGACATAGCAACTAGCTAGGGTGTAGTATTAATTATGCCCTAGCAATTGCTAGAAAATTTTAACAAAAATGGAGAATAAAATGATTATCGATCAGTATGACTTAAACGGATATGGTGTTGAAAAGTTAACACCAGAAACAAAAAACCTTTTAAACCATGAACTGGAAGACCATTTAACTAACTACGCTGACCCAGAAACTGAGGAAGTTTTTGCCGTAATCTACGAGGGGATTGATGAACTAGACCCCTTCAATTACTCGCTGTGTCCCCTCGACATGGAAAGTTATAT